TCAGCGTCCCCTGCGCTTCCTGCGCCTTCTTCATGACCTGATACAGGCACCCTGCGGGGGTGCGCAGCATGCGGCTGATCTGCAGCATGGGCTGGTCTTCGAAGCTCTTACCATTGGCGTGACGCTCAGCGCCCTTGCCGTGCGAGGCCTGCATCAGAGCATGGTGCAGAACCGCCGCCAAGGTGTAATAGGGGTCAGCTATCGATGGCCTCAACAGGTCTGTCGGGCTGCCCTTGGTATTTTCCATCGTACGATGCCCTTTCTGTTGTTCTGTGGAAGACGACTTGAGCGATGCCGGTGCCAGCCGGAATGTGCAGCACCTGCCGCCCATGGTAGACCAGTTCCAGTGTCAGGAAGCCGCACCAGCCCGGCTCGATCACCGTGTTGAAGACGGACAGCCCGCGCCGCGCCCACGTGCTTTGCAACGCCTACGTCTCGCCAGAGACCGACAGCGAGGAGGAGATCGACTACACGGTCGAGGTCAATGGGATGTGGGATCACAGCGAGATCAGCGCCACGTACACGATCAGATCGAAGACCCAGAGAGAGGCCGCCATGCGCGCCATCGACATGTTCCGAGAGGCCAACGAATGAGCTACTTCACCTATGGTGACGATGACGCCCTGATCGCTGTTGGTATCGGCAAGCCGCCGGGCACTGTCGATCTCATGCCGTTCATCGCGATCATCAACACGTCGTCGATCTCGACAGAGGCTGGCGTCAACCTCAAAAGCGCCCTCGACGAGGGGACGCATGACGTCATCAAGATGATCACCGACAACAAGGGCGTCGTGATCTACTTCGACAACCCAGAGGGGGCGCAGAGGTTTTTGGGCATGCTCACCATGGCCCTCGTGTCCGCAGCTGATGGCGACTGGGGGCATCGCCGTGAAACACAGAGGAGCGTGAACTGATGATCAGGAACCCGTGGAAACAGGCAAGGGAACTGAATGCCCTGCTCGATATGAAGGACGCAGAACTGGCAAGAGAGCGCCGGGTCAGCTTCACCCTGACCGTGGCCCTGCATGAGGTCGTGGCATGCGACACTCCGCGCGCCAACGCATCCGTGAAGCGCTGCGTCAGGATCGCCAATGACGCTCTGAGGTCGATCAGATGATCGAAAAATCAATCAAGTTTGGGGATGACGTCATCACCTTGGCTGGTAAATCTGGACTGGATGCTGACGATATCCTCGCGGCCCTGACGTCTTTGATTTCTTCCATGATCTGCTCCAATGGCTGGACTGGTAGTTGTTCACCTTGTCCTTCTCAGGAAGCGTCAGCAGGCGCTCCCGATAGTTGATGCCACCCGGAAGGTTGTAGCCCTCATATTCGGTCGGGCGCGGCTCGTTGTCTTCACTGTATTCGTTGCTCTCGTACTTGACCTCAGGCCCCTTGGTCCGGCGCGTGAGGAGGGCATGCTCCGCCTCTTCTGCCTCGTTCAGCGGATCACCGCCGCGCCCGGACTGCCACTTCTTGTCGCCAAGCGCATACAGGCGCTTCTCCTGTTCCCGCGAAATGTAGCTGGGGTTCTCACCATACTGGTGGACCTCCATCTTCGGCAGGTTCCTTTCGAAGTGCTTGGCCATGTCTTCGCGGCTGATCTTTTCACCCTCAGGGCGACCGGCATGCTCGATCTCGGACGGTTTCGCGCCAAGCTTCTTTGCGGCGGCGATGTACTGGTCGACCGTGCCCTTCTCCTGCGGCAGGCCCCGGATGATCTCGGCGGCTCTGGAGTACAGCCCGTGGTCGGTGATGGTGCGACCGCCAGCGGCGCGGACGGCGCGCAGGCCGCCCATCTTCTTGTAGCCCGCAGCCTTGACGCCATCGAGGTAGACGTCTCCAGATTGCCAGCCTTCAGTACCCTCCAGTCCCGTCTCATAGCGCAGCATCGGGATGTACTGGGTGTCTTCATGCTCAATGATGGTGGGCTTCGCACCCATCCGGTCGAAGCTCTGCAGCGTCATGGAGCTTGGCTTCCACTTGCGCATGAACTTGCCGGTAATCCGCATGGGATGGGCGCTGCCCTGCAGGACGTCGCCCACCTCGTACCCGTCAAACACGCCAGCATCGAGCGCCTTCTGGTGCGCTTCCATCATGCTGTTCACGCTGGTCTTGACGTCACCCATCAGCCCGGTGTGGAACTGCTTGATCTGCTTCTGCTGGCGGGCCTGCCCAAGATCGGCGACGGGTGCGATGTCATCACCACCGATCCCGCCACCATCGGCATAACCGTAGCGGTTCGCGGTCCAGCCCTGCGCCCACTCTGGGATGCTGTCTCGGCTGTAGGACGGACCCCAACCACGCTCAGCGCCGACGTCGAAGTGCATGTTGTTGTCGTAGAAGCCGAAACCCCGGAAGCCCTGCTCCCATGCGGCGTCAGCCAGCGCCAGCTTGTCCTCTGGGGACCACCCGGTGGTGTCGACGTCGAAGGCATTGCCGTGGATGTGCTGGCTGCCCTTGGCTCCACCAACCTCGTCGTTCTTCTCAGGGTCGCGGTATCCGCTGACGATGCCAAACTCTGGGCCGCCCCACGTGCCCTGCAGGCCAGACATGGCCTTGGCAGCCTCAGCGCTGATGCCCTCGCCATAGCCGTGCGGCTCCGCGTGCGCGGCGTGTGGCTCACGGGCCGGGGCTGGCGGCGCGTCCTTCTCACCCTTGAAGTACTTCGCCGTGTCGGTGAGGCTCTGCATCGATGCGAGGAAGTCAGCTTCCGGCTGCTGCGACTGGATCGGAGCCTTGGCCACGGCCAGTCGGGGCGTCCCCTGCATCATCGGGGCGGGCACGTATCCACCAGCCGCATGGACGGCGCGGGGGACGTTCGGCATGTACTTCGACGGGGCGATCTGGCCGGGGGCGCGCTCTTTCGCCTGCTTGGCCCGGTTCTTCTCCAGAATGCCGCCAAGGGTCAGCTTGGCAGCCCGGATCGCCTTGTCGTCGTTCATTTTTCACGCTTCCCTTTGGCCTGAACCTGCATCGCCAGCTTCAGGATGTCGGTCTTGTGGTCCTGTTGCTGCATGTCGCGCTCATGCTGCATCCGGACGGCATCGTTCATCTGGTCGCGGTCCATGTCCATCTGCTTGGACTGCAGGTCTTTCTCGCGGTCCAGATCGCGGTTCTCGTCGTTCATCTGGTCGCGGCGCGCAGAGATTTCCATCTGCTTGGCCTTGTTCTGCTCGCCCATCAGCTTGGCCTGAAGCTCCATCGGGTGCGGGCCAGCCGGGCCAGCCAGACCCTGCGGTGCGGCGGGTTGCTGTGCCCTCGCCATGGCGGCCTGAGCCGTCATGGTCTTGGCGTCAGCTTCCTGCTTGGCGATCTTGACCTCCTCGATGCCCTTCATGATCTCAGGCGGCATCTGGTTGCGGGCGCTCTCAGGCTTCAGGAACTGCTCCGGGTTCGACCAGCCAATGGCCTTCAGGGCGGCCTTGTCTACGGCGACCTCGTCGTACAGGGCTGGGCTTGCCGCCTGCAGCTGCTTCAGGGCCATGATCTTCATGACGCGCTGGGCGTGGCTGGAGGTGTTCGGGTCGGCCTGAGGCACCAGTTCCACGTCGGTCAGGGCCTGCATCAGCTTCTCTTCGTCCCACTGGACGCTGGGCTTGCGGTTGCGCTGCCAGAAGCTCTCGGGGTGTTCGCGGAAGCACTTGACCAGCAGCGTGAACTCTTCGGCCTGCGCGGAATGCATGCGCTTGTGGACCGCGTTCAGCACCTTCATGGCCTGCTCGATCATCGCCAGCGTCGTGCCGACCGGGGCGTCAGACCGGCCCTCGCCGACCTGAAGCTCGGAGGTGCCACCGACACGCATGCCAGTCGTGGCCATGTTCTCGGTCAGCGCCATCAGGGCGGACGACGGCTCCTTGTACGGCAGCGGCATGATGGCGTCGCCGATCCGCTGGCCGCCCGTCTTGACCAGCGCAGCACCACCCGGCGGGACGCGGAACACGTTGGTGTTCTGGCGCGCTCCGCTGTCCGACATCAGGAAGCCGGGGAAGTTGGCGAACATGCCAGCGTCCAGAAGCTCCCGCCACGCGGCGGTCACGGCGTTGGTCGTGTTGCCAAGGATGTGCAGCAGGCCGATATCGTAGAAGCCCAGACCCGGAACGAAAGTGTACTTGACGAACGTCGTGCGCGCTTCTGGCAGGGCTTGGGTGTCTTCATCGTAGTTGCGTACGATGCTCAGGATTTCGCGGGACGAGATGTCGATGGTCACCCGGTACGGGATTTCCAGACCGGACGGCTTGCCCTTGTGCTTGTGTTCGAAGCCCTTCAGGTCCAGTTCGCAGTAGACCTCGTAGATTTCCCGGTCGCGGTCCTCAGGGTTGGACACGGTGACTGAAATGCCCTGCTGGGATGCCTTGGCTTCCTGCGCCGCGTCGACGGTGATCTCCTTGGGCGTGGAGAGTTCCACGTCGCGGTAGACGCCCAGAATTTGCAGGCGCTTCACGGTCGACGGCTTCATGGTCACCCGGTGCGTGACGCGCAGGGCGCTGGACAGGTCCGTGGCCTTGTTGTTCACGATCAGGTCGTCAGCGTCGACGCTGTCGGAAGCCGGGCGGTTGCGCAGCGGGCAGAAGTAAATCTTCTTGAACGCGGTGCCCCCGAAGCCCAGCAGCAGCAGCATGCGGTCTGTGTCGGGGTAGTACTCGCGCGCCGTCGACGTCAGGTAGTGGTTCATGTCCTTTTCGAGGGCATCGGCCAGTTGGTCGCGCTCGAGCGTCGTGCCGTTGGCGTCGTCCCTGATCT